TACCTATCTCCACACATGGTAAAAAAATTACAAGACAATCCAAAATTACTGAGCTTGGGTGGGGAGACAAAACGACTCACTTTTCTTTTCTCTGACATAAGAGGATTTACCCCAATCTCGGAAAAATACCAATCAGATCCTCAAGGTCTTACTACTCTGATAAATCGTTTTCTTGACAATCAGACTGAGATCATTTTAAAGCATGGAGGAACAATCGATAAATATATGGGTGACTGCATCATGGCATTTTGGGGCGCACCATTAGAAGATGAACTACAAGTAGAAAATGCAACAAAAGCAATTATAGAGATGAGAATCTCTTTGGAGAAATTAAATGAAGAACTTAAACAAGAGGGGCTGGATCAAATCAATACAGGTGCTGGTATCAATACGGGACTTTGTGTTGTGGGCAATTTCGGATCCAGTTCCCGTTTCGATTATAGTGTGCTCGGCGATAGCGTCAATCTTGCTGCAAGGCTAGAGAGTCAGTGCAAAGAATATAACGTAGATGTTATTATATCTGAGTACAGTTTAGTTGAAGAATATGATTACAAGTTCCTTGACGAAGTTACAGTCAAAGGAAAATCAGAACCCGTAAAAATTTATACCTTACAAAAATAAGTCTTGACAAAAGCTCAAAACTTTTATATAATTGTAGTATAAAATTTTTTAGAGAAAAACTATGTCAGAAGAAATACAGAACCTAAAAGCAGAACTAGCGAAACTAGAGGCTATTGTAGCTGAACGGTGGAAAACTGCGTTTAGACGTTTTGATGAAATGGAAACTTCAATACAAAGAATAGAACAAATATTAATAGGTGGCGCAGGAGCAGCATTGCTGTTCATGGCAGGCTTAATAGTGACACTTGTCACTTTACATGGATAAGAATATGATAGAAGAATATAGTAAAAAGGATATGAAAGAAACTCCAAAAGTTAAAAAAGATTTTCTACCTGACGGCTGGACAATGGTTGAAAAAAGAGGTAGATGGTGTGTGAGAGATGCAGAAGGCACTTTACACAAGTTCTCGTCAAAAGATGAGGCAAAGAAATATATTGAGGAGATAAGCTAATGTTAGAATTTTTTCAGTGGGTACAGGCATGGATTGCCATTATCCCAACAATAGTAATGGTTGCATCATTGATAGCAGCAATTACTCCAACCCCAATTGATGATGGTTGGATGAAAAAAGTGTACATGGTCTTGGACTGGTTTGCACTAAACGTAGGTAGAGCAAAAGATAAATGAGCTTAAAGAAAGCATTTACTGAAGCAGTTGAGAGAGTTCAGAAAGAAACTGAACTCTCTTCAGCAATCAAACGAAAGATTAAACGAAAGAAATCGAAACGCACATAAATATGAAGCGGTACGATATATGTCGTAACTGTCCAGAGTTTGATAGTTATTGGAAAACTTGCAATACTTGCAAGTGCTTTATGCCGATTAAAGTATTAATAAATTCGGCAGAGTGTCCGAAAGGACAGTGGGAGAAGCCAAATGGCATTGACGAAAAAACAAATGAAATTACCAAAAGCCTTGAGAGAAGCTATACTAAAGAAGCAAAAGAAAAAAGGCATGGGTAAAAAGAAAAAACGTGGAAAGAAAAAAAGAAGTAGAGGTTAAGATTAATTGGCTAGAATACTTTTATTCCATAAGAAAAGTATGTCCTCATAGTTATCAAAGTTATCTTGAAGGGACTACTAAAATAACAAACTTTGATGAAGATATCTTAGTATTAAATGAACAAAACTTTGAAACATTACCTTGGGAGGTGATAGTATATCTACTGGGTGATGACCTAACGCTTGATGCGATTGACGAATACGTGGCATCTCTAAATGATTGTCAGAATACATGTGAATATTTATGGTCTCACCCAACCTTTACCAAAGGTGGAAATAATAATACCCCAGTGCCTGTAATTATACAGCAAGATCGTGCCAGATTAATGGAGTTAAGGCATGGCAGTAAGAAGAAAAAAGAGGACAACAAAGAGGAAAACAGTTAAAAGAAAGCCACTTAGTGTAAGTGTACAAAATACTCTTAAAAGAAAAGCAAAGAATAGTAGATTTACTTATGGACAATTAGCAAGAGTATACAGAAGAGGACAAGGTGCCTACTTAAGTTCAGGTTCTAGGCCAGGAGTGTCTATGAGTCAATGGGCTTTTGGCCGAGTAAACTCTTTCATGAGAGGTGGTCATTCACAAGATAATGACATCAAGAGAAAGAGAACAGTAAGGAAGAGACGTGGCACAAAAAAGAAAAGGTAGAAGAAAAGTACCTTATAGTAAACATGGAGTACCTAGAAAGTACGATGAAGGAAGTAGTGCTTTAGCAAAAGTTATAAAGCAGATTGCCAATTTATATAAACAAGGTAAAAGAGTTCCTAGATCTTTGATAGCAAGACGAATCAAGTTAGGTAAAAGAGCATTAAAGAGAAAAAGACGTGGCTAAATTAAGATTTAGAACTCGTACTATGTCAGCACATCTAAAAAAGATGTTAGCAAAGCATCGTAGAGGTGAGAAGATTGGAGCTACTGCTATGGCTAGACTAAAAGCTAGAGGTCTAATAAAAAGAAAATCTGGCAAAAAGAAACGAGGACGTTTAGGAAAAAGATGATAGATTTTTTTAGAAAAATTTGGTACATTATCACTTTTCAAGATGTAAACTTTGATGGTAAAGTAGACATTAAAGATAAGATGGTAAAGGCTAAGAAAAAGAGTAAATAAAATGGCAAAATGTAAATGTTGTAGCTGTTGTACTTGTACTTGTTGTGGTTAAGTAATGGCAGTTAATAGAACAAAACATAGAAGATATATCAAAAATAAAGATGTATATAAATCAGCTGGAGCAGCTCGTAAGAGAGCAAGAAGGCTGGGATTAAAAGGCATACACTCACATGGAAGAGGTTCTGATAAGAGATTTATGCCAGGTAGTTCTCACGGTGTTTACCGTAGAGCATTGAGGAGAAAGAAAAATGGCTAGAACAGGCGGATTTTCTCAGGGTCCAATGGGTATACATAATACTCAAAAGATTCGTAAACATAAATTAAAAAGAGGAGTTACTAGAGATATGAATGCAGCAGCAGGGACATTAGTAAATACTAAAAACCCTTATAGTCCTGGAGGATTTTATGCGGCAGCTCCTAAAGCGATTGGTCCAAGATTCGGTAAAACAAAGAATCCACCAAAAGCAAGATTTCCTGGTAGAAGGAGAAGATAAATGGCACTAACAAAAGCGGAAAAAGCAAGACTAAAAAAGGTAGGATTGACTCGTTTAAATAAACCAAAAATGACACCAAAGCATAAAACAAAGAAAGCTGTGGTAGCTACACGAGTAGGTGGTAAACTTAAAATACTCCGCTTTGGTGCACAAGGCATGGGACATAATTATAGTCCTGAAGCTAGAAAAAGTTTTAAGGCAAGACATCGTAAAAATATTGCAAAAGGCAAATCTTCCCCAGCATTTTGGGCAAATAAATTTTTGTGGGCAGGAAAGGGAGGTTCTACAAAGATGCCACCTAAGTCACAAAAATTTACAAGAGGTCTTAAAAGGAGAAGTAAATGAGCGGTAAAAAGAATACTAGAGATTTTTGGATTGATGATCTACAATCTAAAAGTACAACAATATTAGAATATTTAAACAAAAAAGATCAACTTAATAGAAAAGAGCAAGAGTTAGCAGAACTCTGTGCAGGTTTTATTTATCTACATAATATTTGTGAAGATAGACAATTTTTAGATGAACCCGATAACGAATTATTTGAAGAAGTAACAATACACTAAATGATAGACATTTCAAGAAAGGATATTTTATCCGATTCTCTTATGCAGTTTAATGATGATAGATTTATTAAATTGCCCATCGAAGGATACCTAGATTTATTAGGTATAGAACCAAACTCATCTCAAACAGGTATTATAAATGGGCTTAATAACCCTAAATACCGTTTTATGTGTGCAGCAGTTTCAAGACGACAAGGTAAAACATATATCGCAAACATACTAGGTCAGTTAGTTTCTCTAGTTCCTAACTCACATATACTTCTTATGTCACCTAACTACTCATTATCTCAAATCTCATTCGACTTACAAAGACAACTAATTAAACATTTTGATTTAGAAGTAATTCGTGATAATGCAAAAGACAAAGTAATAGAACTATCTAATAATTCTACTATAAGAATGGGTTCTGTAAATCAAGTGGATTCAGTTGTTGGTCGATCTTATGATTTAATTATTTTTGACGAAGCCGCTTTAGTTGATGGTAAAGATGCTTTCAATGTAGCACTAAGACCTACACTTGATAAAGAAAACTCAAAAGCATTATTTATATCTACACCTCGTGGTCGAAATAACTGGTTTGCAGAATTTTTCTATCGAGGATTTTCAGATGAGTTTCCAGAGTGGGCATCTCTAAGAGCAACGTATCATGAGAATCCAAGGCTATCAGAAGCGGATATAGAAGAAGCTAGAAAAACTATGTCAGAAGCAGAGTTTAATCAAGAATATATGGCAGACTTCAACGTGTTTGAAGGACAGATATGGGCGTTCGATCACGAAAAATGTATAGAAGATTTATCAGAATTAGAACTCAAGCGTATGGATATTTTTGCAGGAATGGACGTAGGTTACAGAGACCCTACTGCATTTGTTGTTATCGCTTATGATTGGGATTCACAAACATATTATGTCTTAGATGAATATCTAAATTCAGAAAGAACAACAGAACAACATGCCGAAGAAATAAGAAAACTTATAGATAAATGGAATATAGATTATATCTATATAGATTCTGCTGCACAGCAAACTCGTTTTGACTTTGCACAAAACTATGATATTACTACTATTAACGCTAAAAAATCAGTGTTAGATGGAATCGGACATGTAGCAGCAATAGTAGATAATGACAAGCTAATTGTAGAAGGAAAATGTACAGAAACATTATGGGCATTAGACCAATATCAATGGGATCCAAATCCTAACTTATTAAGAGAAAAACCTAAACATAATGCTGCATCTCACATGGCAGATGCTTTACGTTATGCTTTGTACTCATTTGAGACAAGTATGACATCGTTCTAACGAGACCTAGAAAAAATAATGCTTGACTTTAACTTAAACTTCTGCTACAATTAGAACATAAGAATTGAAATGACACTAAAAAGAGATTTAGTTAAATACGTAAGAGATAAAGCAAAATCTAAGTTTAAGAAAGAGCAATCCTGTTATATATGCGGGTCTGACTACAAACTAGATTTTCATCACTATTACGGATTAACAGAGTTATTAGAAAAATGGTTAAAAGATAATAACTACGAAATTCATAATGAAAATGACATTTTAAATCTACGAGAACAATTTATAGAAGAATTTAAAGATGAAATCTATAATAAAACAGTCACACTTTGCCATAAACATCATTTAAGATTGCACTCAATCTATGGCAAACGACCAAAATTAATAAGCGCTGAAAAACAGCAAAGATGGGTAAAAATACAAAGAGATAAATATGGCATGGTATGATTTTCTATTAGGTAGAAATACTAAAGAAGAAGAAAAACTAAATCCTTCTCAATACGTAATTTCAAGAAACGAAGGACTAACAGTAGATAGCCGTGAAAACATCACGAGCTATAAAAACGCTTACGAACAACTAGAGGTAGTAAATCGTGCTGTAAATATGATTGTAGATGACGCTTCTGATATACCATTTCTAATACAAGAACAAATACAAGGTACTACACCAATATTCAAAAATGTAAGAAAAACAAGAGTAGATTTACTACTTAATAAAGAACCAAACCCGTTTCAAGATATTAGCACTTTCAAAAGAAATATACTAGTCGATTTAATTATTGACGGTAATATATTTGTATATTTTGATGGCATACATATGTACCATCTTCCAGCAGATAAGATGAGAATTGAAACTGATGAAAATACTTATATAAGTAAGTATATATTTGATAATAGTATTGATTATTCAGTAAATGAAATCATACATATAAAAGAAAATAGTTTTCACTCTATTTACAGAGGTGTTCCAAGATTGAAACCTGCTCATAGAACTATGCAATTACTTAGTAATATGAGAAACTTTCAAGATAACTTTTTTAAGAATGGAGCAGTTCCCGGTTTAGTACTAAAAAGCCCTAACACTCTTTCTGAAAAAATAAAAGAAAGAATGTTACAGGCATGGGTTGCTAGATATAATCCAAACACTGGAGGACGTAGACCTCTATTTTTAGATGGTGGATTAGAAGTTGAAAACTTAACAGAAGTTAATTTTAAAGAATTAGATTTTCAAGAGGCAATTAAGTCAAATGAGAGAATCATTCTTGAGGCATTAGGAGTTCCACCTATTCTTATGGATAGTGGTAATAATGCAAATATAAGACCAAATCAAAGAATGTATTATTTAGAAACTATACTACCTATAGTTAAAAAAATAATGAAAGGATTTGAAAGATTTTTTGGATTTAGATTGGTAGAAGATGTAACAAACGTTCCATCACTACAACCAGAACTACGAGATCAAGCAGCATATTATGCTTCTTTGGTCAATACAGGTATTATGACACCTAATGAAGCTAGGGAGAAATTGAATCTTGAAGCAGTTGAAGGATTTGATACACCAAGAGTTCCTGCAAATATCGCAGGTAGTGCCGCAAACCCAATCGAGGGCGGTAGGCCAACAGAAAATGAGGAAGAATAAATATGAAGAAAATGGCAATGATAAATCAATTAGGAGAGTATTTTACAAAGAAAGGTAAAGTACTTGAACTAAATGAGTATAATCTTGAATCAGACACTCCAATGAGAGCGGTTCAAGTAAAGAGAGTTTTTAACTCATGGAGTAGAATGATGGCTATGGTTAAAAACTATTATCCAGATATTGGAGTAGTCAAAAAAGTAGTAACCCCAAAAGTTACTTCTAAAAAATCAACTACTAAAAAGGTGAAGAAAAATGTCAAATAAAATTTTTCACTGGACAAATACATTTAAATCATTAGGTGAACAACCTGATGGTAGTGTAGAAATTAAAGGACTAGCAAGTACTAACTCTCAAGATAGAGCAGGTGATATAATTGAGGTTGAAGCATGGACAAAGGGTGGTGTAGATAATTATTTAGAAAACCCTATAGTTTTATACAATCACAATCATGACCAGCCAATTGGAAGAGCAAAGGCTGTTAGAACTGTAGATAACGGTTTAGAATTCACTGCTAAAATATCAAAAGCAGCTGGACAAATTACTGATTTAATTAAAGACGGTGTTCTTGGAGCATTTTCTGTAGGTTTCCGTGTGAAAGATGCAGATCATATTCCAGATACTGGCGGATTAAGAATCAAAGATGCTGAACTTTTTGAAGTATCTGTGGTATCTGTTCCTTGTAACCAAGGAGCTATGTTCTCTTTGTCAAAGGGATTTGATAGCATGGAAGACTACGAAGAGTTTAAGAAATCTTTTATAAAGACTAACTCAGCAGATTCAGTTATAACTGAAGAAGTTGGGCAGTCTAAAGTGGCGCAAGCCGACAATAAGGAGAATCGCATGAGCGAAGAAAAGAAAGCTCCTGAGGGCTTTAACCTTGACGCTTTTGCTAAGGAAGTAGCTGAAAAAGCAGCTACCAAACTAGCAATGCAACAAGCTGAAACAAAAGCAGCTGAAGAAAAAGCAGCTAAGGAAGCTGCTGAAAAGGCTGCTCTAGTAGAAGCTGAGAAAAAAGCGGAAGTTGAAGCACAACAGGAAGTAGAAAAGAAAGTTGTTATATCAGCACTATCAGGTGCAGAACAACTAATGGGTGACGTTGAGAAAAGATTTAACGAGAAGAAT